TCAATTTCCTCAGCCGGTAAAGGGTTCCCCTTAGCGTCACGACCACCACCACGCAGAACAACCACGTCGGTCAACCAATCTTCGGGGAACATCCGAACAATACTCATCTGTCACCTCTCGTAGATTGGTTCACCGGCAATGTCAGCGCCGCATGAACAGTAGGTGGCACCAAACATCAGCGAACACCAGGGACGATGAATGTCAGGCGAAACAGGGGAGGCGATCTCCACGCTGAATGCTTTCTGCTGACCGTCACCCAGCGCCTTCTTCTCGTTCCGTGTGAGATAGAAATCGCCGTGCGGGTTTGCCGGTGACTGGTTAATGTTGAATGGCCCAGCGGTCATCGTGGTCTGCACTGACCCGGTGGCCAGGGATGCTTCCATCGACCGGCGCACCACCGCACACACTATCCTGCGACGAGTCCCAGGAGACGCATTCACGGCAGCAGGCACCATGTCTAGGATGAACTCTGAGGCGTCTTCTAGTAGCGTTTCAGCATGGTCATCAGCACCGTTCGGGAAGTCCGGCCAACGAGCCTTGAGTTCCTTCACGGTTGCAAAGGGGAAAGGTTCAACACTCATGACCGGACCACCACCTACTCAGACTTCTTCGTTGATTTACGTTGGGGTGTCTTTTTCTCCTGCTTGGCTGGCTGAGTGACCGGCTCATAAGCTCCGATTTGGTCAGCCAGCTCAGCGGGAATGTCCACCACAACACCAGTCAGTTTGTTGCGGTAACGAGGCATTATTCGCCTCCACCAGCAGACGCAACGTTGATCGTTGCGAAACGGTCAGTGAACACGTACCAGCCGTAGACGATCTCCAGACGGAGTGCGATCTGGTTCCGACGCTTCAAGTCACCCTGACCATCCGGATCACCGAAACGGATCAGTTCAACCGGAAGATCACGCTGAACACCCCACCGGATACCACCAGCGAAGTCACCCAGAATCCCACGAACACCAGTATCAGCAGCAGCTTCGGGTTGACCGGAAACTGTGTCACCCTGGGCAGTGTTGATACCCAGGAACGAGTTGATGCCAGTACCCAGCCCGAGGTTCGGGTAACGTTGCTGCCCCGATGCCGAGCCGTCAGCGTTCTTGGTCTGCAGCGACGCCAGCTCCCAAGTCAACCGTGGATCAATAGCGAAACCATTGACGCTCACCGGGGACTGACGCTGAATCAGCAGCCCAGCAGCCTCACGGATCACCTGATCAGCCTCAGCCGAACCAAGCTCAACCGAAGCATCAGTAGCGGTCACATAGTTATCCCACCCACTGATCACTTCACCATTGATCGGGTTGATCCGGTGATACACACCCAAGTCCAGGGCACGAGCAAGCGCGACCTGGCCAGCACCAGCAAGGTCCGACAGGATCGACAGTTGGTGATCCTCAGACGCCCACTGGACTTCCTGGTTGAACCGCATGGTCACTTGAGCCTTCCGAGGCTGCGAAGTCACCGAAGTGTAACCACCAGTAGTGTGGCCTTTTTCAGCGCCTTCTTCCACGAACTCAGCTCGTGGGAAGTCGTTGAAAATGATGTAATCGGTTTCACCGAATTTTTGTGGCTCACGACCCGAGAGTTGCGCCACAGTAGAAGTAGTACGAGTCTCCGTGATCATACCGTCCGCAATGTTGCGGGGCATCAGAACACGGGCTTCATTAGTGCCAAAAACAGCCATTTGTTTTTACCCTTTCAGGATAGAGAATTTAGCCACCGAAAAGCCCCTTAACGGCTTTCCGTTCATCGGACTCTTCGACCTTGTGGGGTCGTTTCTCCTGGCCGGGAATGACAGGGCCAGTGGTATTTTGGAGCAGCGATTTCAGGGCCTCAGCGTGCGCTTCGAGCTCTTCTCTCGTGTCTCCTTTGAGAACGCCAGCCGGGACACCAGCAGTTTCAGCCACATCTGCAACTAACTTGCGGTGCTCTTCTTTCGACTCGAACTCAGCTACTTTCGCAGTCAGTTCTTGTGTCTGCGCTTCGAGTTCCTGAGCCCGCTCAGCAGCGGTTTTCAGTTCGTCGTAGTCAGCGTATTTTTCGCGCTCACGCTGCAACCTGTCCTGAACAATCCGGTTCACATCATCCTGAGTGAACGTCTGTGACTGTTCCTGTCCTGGTTGCTGTTCTCCCGCTTCTGCGGTGTTATTCCCAGTGTTTTCGGACACGCCGATCACACCCTTTCTCCGTAGCTCGTCAGCATTTGATAAACCCCGAAAAACGGTCGGGTACCGTTCACCAGCGGGAGTCCACTGGAAGACTAAAAATCAGTCGGCTAGCTCTTGCCGGAACGCGTCAAGCCCATCTTGGTTCGATTCCATCCATTGCCGAACCATCTGGTTGTGCCGTTCACGCTGCTCCGCATTCATCTTCGAGGTGGTCTTAGACGCCTCATAAGCTTTCACATCAACCTCTGGCGCGTCAGGATCCCACGACGGGGCAATACGACACCGACAGTTGTCATGAGCGGCGAAATCAGCGCTACGACGCTTATACACCGCGCCACGCTGCGATAACATCACACAGAAGTCACACCCAGTAGCGCGAGCGATACGATGCCACCCAACAGACTGCGGATCCTTGCCCGTGTTCAGCATGATCGTGTCCCTGGAAGCCCCCAAAATCTGCCGCCGCATCGCACCAGTCAACTTTGACAGCGTCATTTCAGGGGTGTCTGTAAATAAGTCCTCAGCTGCCCACCGAACGTTCCGCTCAATAGCCAACGGATCAGGGCCAGCAGCAGGGGCCGCATAATACTGCCCACCAACCTGAGACCGGCGAACCAGCTCATACCATTCAGCAGACCCAACAGCAGCCTGCTCAGCATACACCTGAGCCAACTGCGGGGAGATCTCCAACAAAGCGTCACGCACCGCTTCCGGATCAGTCAGATTCAACATCCCAAACAGGTCAGCAAGCTCACGATCCAAATACTGGATGAGCTGATTATTTACCTGCGATAACTGGTTGACCTGGCTAATCGCTACTTGCATCGCCATACGACCACCTAGCCTTCAACGGGAGGTGGTGCAGTAGGCGATGGCTCGCCTACTCGACGCATAATCTGGTCTAAAACGCCAGGAGCAGCCCGACGAGACACCTCAGCCTGAACCCGCTCAATCTCCTCAGAATCAAACACCTGTTCAAGTAACACCAACGAATCCTGCAACGCAGGCAAACTCGCCAGCTTCGCCACAGCATCAGCATTCGCTGCAACCGACCGGAACTCAGGGTCCAAGAAATTCACCGACAAGTTATACGACTCAGCAGGCGGCTCTGTCAGACTGTCACGTACCATCACCGCATACTGCACAATCTGTCGGATAGCAGGAGAAAACACGAGCTTATTGTGATACTGGACATCGATCAGCAGGTCATGCTCAGCAGCACGAATGGCCTCAGCAGACGACGGCTGATCATGAATAATCCCCAACGACGACGGCGGGATACCCGTCTCACCAGAAAACGCCATCGCAACCGTCCTGAGCATGTCAGAGTGCGGCGTCATCGTCGCCTGCTGCATCTGCTTCACAGTCGGCGCGCTCCCGTCAGCATCCCGAGACAACGCGATCAGCCGATTCATCGCCATCTGAAACTTCTTCTGATCCGAAACGTTATCGAACGCGTCAGGGTCGATACCCTCAATCGCAATCTGAGGGGACGAATAAAACTCGGCGTTGCCCTCCATCCGAACATACGCACGCACAGCCATATCCGTTAGCGCCATCACCGGCTGCGTGATACGAGACCGCCCGAACGGCTTATTCGTCTGCGGATCAGAAGGCACCGGAACCACCAAAGCCCGGCCCACAGGATTAGCGATACGCTCAGCAGACCAACGACCAGAATCATTGCGCTCACATACCAGCACCACGTGGCCTAGGTACACTACGAACGCCGTCGGCCCTTTCTTGTCAGTCTCAGAAACGCTCAACGCGGCACGAATACGACGGTTACGGTAGTCCCACAAAGCAGCAGAACTTGACGCCTCATGAGCCTGGATCTGCACGTCAGGTTCACCAGTAGCACCCCGAGCAATCGTCACAAAAGACACGCCATGCTTATACCCCGAAACAACTGACTGCGAGAACTCCAGCCCAAAATTATTCGCAGCCAAAGTATCATTTAAATCAAACGGATCATCAGAGCCAGGCAACCGGATACCATCAAACTGCGAACGAACAGCCAGCTTCCTGACCGCCATATTCGCCCACCCAAGATAGAACTTCGCGTTCTTCAACTGCGGCGGCAACATGAGATTCAGATCCTTGAACGCCTGCTCACCGTCGTAATACAAGGTGCGCTCAACATTCCGGTCAAGACGGTCCTGCCATACCTTCACCAGGTCACGAATCGTTCCCATCTCAGTATCAGACACCCCGTCAATCGACAGGTCCGCTATATCCTGCATAGTCCACTGATTCACAGCATCACCGCCTCAGAAAAGTTCATGGGCTTTTTGAAAGGCCACTTTGCTGCTTTCGAAAGATTGCACGCGACACAACTCGGGTAAAGGTTTGACAGCATATGCAAACCCCCTTTGCTCAAAGGCTTCCAGTGGTCCCAGTGGATAACTGAGCCCTTCAGATCACAGCCACAGTAAGCGCATAGATGCCCATAGATCTTGAGCTTTTCTAGCTTCTGGTCACTGCTAACATCAGAAACAAAGGACCCGCGTTCTCGAACTTTTCGCCGCTCATCATGCTTTCGTCGCATCTCAGGATTATTAAGCCAATATGTCTTGCGGTATTGGCTTATCTCTTCGGCATTCTCAGCGCGGTATTGTTTTTTATACTCGACTATCGAATCTCGGTTGTTCTCCCGCCAGGCTTTCTTCTGGGCAAGAAGAGCCTCTCGATTTTTCCGGTGGTAAGCCGCAGTCTTTTCGTTAATCTTGGCGGCATTTTTCTCGTAGTATTTCTTCCGCGCCGCTTGATGACACACTTTGCACTGATTGAGCCGACCATCAGGCATACCTTTGTTGCGGTAAAACTCATCAACGCGTTTTACCTCAAAGCACTTATTGCATTCTTTGGAAGTTTCCACTAAAGCATCAACGCTTTCCGTCCAGGTCTACGAGTGGTCACACGAGCACCCCAGTGAGCCAACGTGACAGCCTCAAATAACGCCACACTGCCACCCTCCGGAGCCTGCCAGCCAAACCCGCCAGAATTACCAATCTTCCGTTTCAACGCGGCCTTTACCTGGCCGTCCAAATCTTCATTCCCAGGATGCGCTATATCCTGATTCCGTATAGCCGCTTCCATCATCGAATGAGCGGCAGTCACATCATCAGTACCCGGCGTGAGGATCGCTTTCGCAGCGACATTCTCAGCACGCAAAGCATTCACCAAATATCCGACACCGGACTTCCCATCGATCACGATCTGAGCTAAGTCCTCATGCCGATCAACCAAGAAATCCACTAACCACTGCGTGCCATCACCAGCGGGGCGCTGCTCTATAGGTTCCACCACAAACGGCTCACCCTCAACATCCGGTTTCAACGCCCCTGCAACAGCAATAGTCGAACCATCCGGCGTAAACCGAATACCAATTACCCGACGACCGCTAGGCTCCAATTCAGTCAAATCAGTGGCGCACAGATCCCACGACGCAGCCTCAACAGCCTTC